CAGCTGGTACGTTCACCTCAGGCGGAGCTACGTCTGCCGCAACCGCTACGGCCGTGCGCCAGTGGTACCTTGATCAGGCTGCTGCAGCGCAGGCTTCCGGCGACACGGTCGGAGCCGCACGATTCCGCAGCCGAGCCGAGGAGTTCCGAGTTCAGTCGCTTTCCGACATGGAGAGGGTGCTGGATCGGGCATACGAGGACGGCAACGCCGTAGACTTGGCCCTGTTTGGCCTCAGCGGCACTGACAAGATTACCGCATCAGTTTACGAAGAAATTATGAACGGCCTTGCCAATGACTCAGCCATGACTGCGTCGGACAAGCAACGACTCCAGAGCAAAATTTACACGGTATCGTATGACTACGCTAATGAGCAGATGGTCAACGGGTTTAATGAAAAGAAGTATACGGCAGCCCAGCTTGTATCTTTCTACGACAAGGAGCTTAAGGCTGCTTTGGCTGCTGGTCTTACCGAGACCAGCAAGACATACCGAGCTATTGAGTCCGCACGAGCTAACGCAGTTGCTCGTAACGAAAATGAAATTGAAAGCGGTCGATTGGAGACTGTAAACAAGGCGATGGACGACGAAGCCGACGCCATGGCCAAGGCCCTTCAGTCGCTTCTTAAGCCAGTTATTGCCAATTTCTCATCAGACAAAAATACACAAGAGGTTCTAAAGACGGCAATTGCCAAGGGTGGGGGGCGTCAATGGTTGGAAACGTTTAGCCAAATCTCAGGCAAAGCAAATTGGGATGTGGCGAACATTTACCGAAGCGGCGCCATGGCGCTCGGTATGAGCAAAGCGCAAATGGATGAGGTTCTTCGTACTGTTACCGATACCACAAGGCAGTTGCAGCAGCTTCAGGCCCAGGGTTACGGCAAGGAGCTTGGGCCAAATTGGCCTGCGTTTATTGCCTCCACGAGCGAAGCGGCTACGGACGGCCTATTCTCTGCCTCTTCGTCCTCCTCAGTGATGCGATTTAGCACGCAATACGGTGAGGTTGGCGGGAACATCGCATTCCGAGGATCAGGTGAGCCGGCGACTACAGCCGACTTGCTAAACAATCTGGCCATGGAGATTGGCGGATATTCCCCGAACAATGTAACGGAGTCAGGGAAGAAGGACATTATTACGCGGTTTGCCAAGGGTGACATTAGCGGCCTATTTGACAACCCAACCATTAAGGACCTAGACTCTCTTATTACGGCTGTGCAAAGCGTTGGCACGATGGCTGGAGCGTCGGAAGTAGATATCGCTTCAGACTTTGCTACGTTCCTTCATGTTCTAAAGTCAAATCCAGAGGACGCTTTCTCTCTTCCAATTGGCCAGACGTTTATGCTGCTCGGTGGAGATAGGGAGCTTCTTCAGGAAACCATTACCCAAGTTGGCGGGTTCGGCACGTTCCTTACAGCTGACGTTCTTCGGCTCGCGTTGGAGTCAAAGCAGATCCCAGAGCTTGTAAAAAATACGCCAGGATACGTTTACGTGTACGATTATGATCCAACCCAGACAATCGCAGGCAGAAGCACGTTTACGAACAGGGTAGAGCTTGCAGCAAATATTAACAAAGACAACTATACCCTTACTGAAGACTCGAAGGGTAACCCTTATTACGCAAGGGTTATTCGCCTAGCTGAAGGTGACCAGAACATCGGCTATGTGGCAGTCCCAGGAGGCGGGAACACTGTCGGGGACAGTAACGACCTTGTTATTGTCAAGACAAGTAAGAGCGAGGGAGGCTACGGAGCAGGAGGGTCCATGTGGGGGGAAAAGGCGGCTTTCAAGATGACCGTTAACCAACTCATTGAGTATGGGCTTTGGCTAAGGAACTCTGAGGGCAAGACCGGTAGCTTTGCTACTCCCTTCATCAGTGTTGATCAGGGAAAGGCCACTCTTGTTCTCGGGGATGGGTTACAGCAAGGGCTCCTTAATGCGACAAGCATTGCCAGGTGGGCGGCTACGAAAGGCCCAGATTTCTACAATTCAATTAAGATGACGACGGTCGGAGGGTCAGTTGTCCTTGCAAGCAATAAGATTGTTGAATACGCACGACAGATCTTTGACGACGGCATTGATTCAAAAGACGCACGAGCTTCAATTCAGAAATGGCTCAAAGAAAAGAAGGGGATTAGCGATGCCGCATTTAACATTACGGACTCAATCCTTTCAAGCGGTTTGATTTCTAACGGAGATCAGGGGTGGACCCTGCGAATTAAAAATGATGCTGGCGGGTTTGACGTGTACGTCAATTCAACTGACAACACTCAAGATAATCTTCCTCCTGCCCCAGCAGGGTCTGGAGCTGGCGCATTCGCGTCAACCGATCCGATGTTTGGTATGAAGCCTGAACAGAAGGTCACGCCTGGAATGCCGGCAGTAATGCCGACACGGCCAGGGGCACCTGGCACAGTGCGTCCAGGAGCACAGGGCGGCATGCCGGCGGCTCAAAACTTTATCCCGACAAGCGATTTGCTAGAGCACACGCTTCGAAATATCGGCCCAAGCATTCGTCCTGGTGGCCCCACGATCTATCCGGAGGTTGCCCCGGGGGTCCGCCCACCTTCTGGCCCTCAGCCAACTATTGACATTGGCGGGGAGCGCGGGTCTGGACCTCAGGCCAGAAGCCTATCCATTGCTCCGTCTGCAGGGACGGGGCCAACGATCAAACGTGATATCCGATTCGGCGAAAGGAGAAACGTCTAGTGCCAGCATACGATCCGGGTAGAGACTCTGGTAACCAGGGGGAACAGGAAAAGCCAGGTATTAGCTCTAGGGAGCTTACCCTCAAGGTAACCCCAGAGTATGGCGTTGACACTGGTCGCTGGGCAGACGTGCCTACCGCCCTTAATGAGGGCGGAGATTCCTCAAACCCACTTGACTACGTAGCATCGCTCCCATTCCGTGGGATCGGGGTTCTAGGCCAAGGTATCGGAGCTGGACTTGGAGGCGCTGTCAACCTTATTGGCCAATCGCCAATCGGCCAGATTGGTAGCATTCCGCTCGGTGGAGACACTCAGGTTGGAGACGTTCTTGGAAACCTAGGAAAATACATGCTTGGGCTTATCGCTGCCCCAGGGCAATTTGTTCAGGACGAGTTCGCCAAGTTCCGCATTAATCACATGACTGGCACACTTGATTCAGACATGATGAACATGAAGAATGCTGGGGCAAACCTGGACGACCTAGCAAAGTACATGCGTGAGACTGGTCGATCTTTTAGCAATGACAGGACGGTCAACCTTGGCCTTGCAATGCTTCTTGACCCTCTCAACTTGACACCGTTTGCTTTTGGTAAAGTAAACCTTCTGAAGAACCTTGCCCGTTTTAGCCCGGCCGCTGCTGGGCTAGCCCTAGGTTCTGTTGCTGGCCCTGTTGGGGCAGTAGCTGGGGCTGCGGCTGGCCTCTCGGTCGGATCAAGGCTTGCGGTTCCCGCAGCTCGGGCCGTTGGGCTTGGTGGCAAGGCTCGCGGGTTGGATTATGCCAACAAGGTCAAGACCGTACAGGCTGCTGAAGCAGCTGGCGTTGCAATCCCAGAGTCTGTGCGCGGTATGCCGCAGTTGCTCAGCGAAATTGAAAAGGCGACATTTGGTCGGTTGCGCAACATCAGCCAGCCATTGAAGACGGCACTTACAATTACTACTGGCCAGGCAATTAACCGTGCTCTTGCTTCTGGAACCAATCTTATTGAAGACAACGTTGATCTCGCCAGGGAACTTGGCGGAGAGGGTGCGGACGGGGTGATGCTCCGCAGGCTTGGTCTTGCGAACCAGCAAACTATTATTAGCGGCGTGACTAGGTCCAAGGTTACTGAGGTTGAGTCTATGGCTCAAAACATGGTAGAGAACCTTGACGCGGACCTCAGCGTTGCGTTTTCCCGGTACCGCGACATTCGAGATGGTACTGTTAAGCAAGACCCATTGTACGAAAGTCTTGTTAAGGTTGTCGGTGATGGTCCAAACGCAAGGCCAATCTACCCCTCGGCAGAAGACTTCGTGCTAAACGTTTTGAAGGAAAACGCGGGGAAGGATCTTTCGGGACTTTATAACCTCTCAGAGGGAGAAATCATCGGGTACATCCAAGATACCAAGGGTCTTGTAGATGGATTTGACAATAGCACCGGGTACAAGATTATTGACGACGCAACACCAAAGCAAATTGTACAGGCCCGGCTGCGCCAACGTATTGTAAATGCTAAGGTCAACCGTGAGATGGATGGGTTTGACCCGATTGTAGTAGCGCAGCGTGAAGCAGTGCATAGCATGGACACATTGAACCGAAGAGTCACAGAAGACATTGATTTCCAGGTTACTCAGGAGATCCAAGCAATCGGACTTAGCCCTAGGAATGCGCAAAGCCTTGCGTACGAATACGCAGCTCGGTATGCCGATGAGCTCGTCAACAGCAACTCGGACGACCTTGCCCGCACTGCTGGCAGAGTAAAGGCTACTGACGAGCAGATTGAAAAGGTCGTAAAGAGTTTGTACGGGGAAGATGCTGTCGTAGAAGTTAATAGGGTCACCGGGGGTAAGTATTTCCCTAAAAACGAATTGGGAGAAGCAGCTGCTGTCCCAGCCAACATTACACGCGAACTTGCTCGCAAGTTCGCTTTTGTCCGCCAAGTCAACTACGGATACAACATTAACCGCATGGGCAACGTCCGGCGAGTTCTTCACGCTGTAGCAGCTTGGAAGACAGCTGACGCAGGAATGAAGGCTAACCTAGCCAAGACAATCTCAAAGAGCCTTGGCCGACCATTGACGCCAGAGCAAATTGGTGAGATTGCTAACCAACTCCCGGAGAACTTGGCCGTAGTTCGTCCTACTCTGGTGAGGTCAGATGGGCTTATTGAGGAAAACCTCAAGGGTTGGCTTGCTTTGTTTGACGATATGCAGAACAGGACCATTAATCCGGCCAAGTACAAAGGCGTTCCTGACAAGTTGGTCGCCCGAGTGGTAGAGATGATCGCCGATGGCCGCACAACGACTGAGGAGCTGAGTAGGGTTTGGGCCGCGCATGCCACAGCCAGGTTCCCAGATATTGCTGAGAACTTCCCAGGAGCTGCGGTTTCTTCAAAGATGGCTAGACCAGACGCGGTCCGAGCGTTCATGATGAGGTCAATGCAGGACGGCATGGTTGTCGCCAGAATGAACGAAAAAGAGTTTATTCAGATGAGGAAGTTGTGGCTTGCAGCTGGCGGAACCGCAGACGAGCTGGACGGTATTGTAAACTCCGCGGCTAGCGACGGGTACACTCTTGGAGTGGCCCCAGCAGACAACGTTATCCACACTCCTCAGAGGATTGGAACATTGGCCAAAGACGGCCAGGCAGTCCCAGAGTTTGTGGTTAAGACCAGGCCGTATACAGATATCACCTCAGACTTTGTTGATGGTTTGCCGAGCTTGGTAAACAAGGGAGACTATGTCGTTGGTGGCGTTAAGGGAACGCTGCAACACCTTCTTTCACCAGTGTACCAATCAAGCGCAAACGCAGCCGCATTCCAAAGGCTAACCGTTTTGCTTCGACCGTACTTCTCCCTAGAGGAGATTGAAAAGTTCCATCAATCAGTAACTAAGAGAGCAGTGGATAGCCGAATCGGTCAGCGAGGCCTTGAGGGCAGGACGTATGACGACCTGATGAACGAGGTAATCCGGGACATTGATCCGCTGAGCACGTTGAAGGATAGGATGGAGTCTCTCGCCAAAACCGGCGTAGCTCCAGTCAATTTGCAGGACGCCATTCTGCGCGCATACAAAGGCGAGCTCTCGCAGGTAGGCGCAACACAGTGGGTCACTGGATCTCTAAAAACTGCACCAATGGTCGGGTCCTTCATGGCTAAGGTTGCTGAAAATTGGTATCCTACGATGAAGTACAAGGTAAATCCACTGTTCATGGTGCAAGAAAGCATTGAGTCACCGTTCTGGGCAGAGGCAAGAGGAATCCACTCGGGAACCCTAAGGGAAAGGCTTGAAGCGTCAAATCTGTCTGCACGAGAACTTCGCCAGGCATTTGGTGATAGAACCGCAGCCGCGGCTACAAGCCTTCACGAGCAGGCATTCTTCACCGCGACAATGCGGTCAAGGCACGGAGCTGAATCGGCACTCAACTCTGGAGTTGTTGGAGAAAAGTCAGCTCTTTCTGGCGCAAAAAGCGCTGGTCTAGACGTTATTGAAAAAACTTGGGATAGGATTGCGAAAAACAAAGAAGATGCCCAAGAGCTTATGTCGGTAGCAGACATGGCTCCTAAGTTCCAGGACTGGGTCAGGACTAACATGCCTGGAGAATACATGGCGCTTTACAACAAGTTTGGCGCAGACCCACTTGACCAGATGCTTGGGTGGTACAATGAGTACAAGCGCTTGCACCAGTTCAAGTTTGGAGAGAGGGCCATGGATGCCGCCAAGGCCCCAGGTTTCGGCTTTGCCATCAACCCAAGCGCAGTAGAGCTTACGTACCTTACAGATGACGTGGCCTTCTTGCAGCAACAGCTAAGCGCCGAGGCATTTGCGGAAATTATCCGCGGGGGTATGCGGCCACAGGTTGTAGGGTCAATGATTAACGCAAAGTACGTTAACCGGGCATCAGATGCAGGATACGACGTGGCAGTTGTCCGGAGCGCCCTGACGGAGCTTCGGAGCACCGCTGAGCGGTATGCTCGAGCTCTAAACAGCAATTCCCCAGACATTGCAAAATTCGGGAAAGCGTACCAAACCTCTCTTGACACGTTCGTTACGGAGTTCAAAGGCCTTAAAGCTCAGATTGATATTGCTGACGTACAGAAGGCAATCGTTGAGGAGCTCATGGATGACTTCATTCCTGGATTCTCAAAGGGCGACAACGCCTCAACGATCATTGAGGCGCTGGGTAACTCAAAGAAGTACGGAGCTACATTTGGTGAGCTCACTGACATCATTGAGCGTATCCGACTTGACTCCGGAGACTTGAGAAGGCTAGAGCCTGGAGCACGAGACCGAATCAGGGAGATCGTGCAATCGTACCGCTCAGGCGAAAGCGCTCGCGCAGCGACGACCCGTGGTATCCAGGAGATCCTGACTGATAGCACTAACAAGATGCTTCAGAAGCACGGACCAGAAGAGATGCTCTTCCAGGCTGCAAAGTGGTCGTACCAGAAGGCCTACGAGACAATGCTGCGGGTGAACTACTTTAACCCGAACCGCAGTCTCTTTGAACGTGGAATCAACCACCAATTTCTTGGACTATACCCGTACTCATACATGATGGGCAAAGTGCTGCCAGAGCTGACGCGATTTATGTTCTGGCGTCCGTTCGGCGCCATTGCTCCTGGGGCTGGCTACGCAGCCTACAACAAGCTCTCAGAGTACCTATCGTACAACGGGCTGCCGGAAGGATGGGAGAACGCGGCTGAGCGACCAGATTACCAGTTCTTGATGGTCCAGCTGATTCCTGGTATCCCAGAAGACATGACGGTTGTTACGCCAGGATGGTTGCGACGGTCTATTTCAACAATCTCTCGCCAAGGCTACGACCAGTTTAACGCCACTGATCTTCTGGCAGAAGTTCCGAAGGCCTTCACTTCAAGTGGTGCCGTTGGCTTTGGCCAGCTGGCCCTCAGCGGCTTATCTGAGCTAACCGGACAATTCGCAGACGTCGTATCAGGCGCTGAACAAATTAACCCGCTGGAGTACACTCCAGTAGAATTTAGGAAGTAATACAGGCCGGAAGTGCCGGCCTGAGAGTATATGAAAGGAGCCAGAGATGGCAGACCTTGAAGTCGCGGCAAATCAGCCGCTTGAGTCGCAGGTGACGGAGGAAACTCCAGAAGCTGCCACTAATGCGGTGGAGGATGTCGCCACTTATAAGCGTCGTCTCGCCGGAAAGGACCAGGCTCTCACTGCCGCTAAGAAGGCAGCTGATGAGTTCAAGTCCAAGTACGAGGAGCTCGCTCAGTGGAAGGCCTCGCAAGAGGAAGCTTCCCTGTCGGAGTTCGAGAAGGCAGCGCGAAGGATTAAGCAGCTGGAAGACCAGGTGCATGACGCGGAAACGAAGTACCAGCAGGAGCAGTTGAAACTCAACTTCCCTAAGTACTACGAGTTCCAACAGAAGGCTCGTAACCTTTCTGAATCTGAGCGTGCTGCGGAGTTTGAGAACTTCGTGAAGCAGTTCACTGGCGGAGAAGAAACCGCCGAGACCCCTGGAGACGCCAACGCCCCAAAGCGTGGAGTCGCCAAGGACAAGCCAATGAAGTCTGAGGATATTGTCAAGGCCTTGCAGGCACTTGGTAATCCTTGGGCAGAATAGTTTAAAGGAGTAGAAAATGGCTACAAGCACTACGCTTTCTGGCCCACCACTGCACCTGACGAACTCGCTGAATGGCTCTGAGGCTAATGCCTACCAGAAGCTCGTTCAGGAGCTCGTTTCGCAGCAGGTCCAGAAGGAACTTCGCAACAACATGGTCCACGCTCTTCCGAGCAACTATGTTCCTGGCACGTTTGTCAAGGGCACGGACCGAATCCGCTACGTCCGCTACCCGGATGTTAGCCACTCGCTGACTGAGCTCACCGAAGGTGTGACGCCTGATCCGACGATTAACCTCGCGGTTCGGACTGAGTACTTCTCGGTGAAGCAGTACGGCTCGTACACCAGCCTGAGCGACATTGTTCAGCTGGATTCGCCGCACGACCTTGTGTCGATTGCGTCGGAGCGCGTATCGTTCGCTGCCGCTCAGTCCATGGACCGCATCGTTCGCGATGTGATGAACGCTGGTACGGCTCGCGTGCACTATGCACAGGCCCAGTCCACGTCGTCCTCAATCACGACCCGAGCCGGCCTTGCAGGCGCCACCATCAGCAACATTGCTGATGGCGCCGCTCGCCAGGATTACAAGCTCAGCGGTCTTGAAGTCAAGAAGGCTGTTGCTCGCCTCAAGGCGGCAAACATTCCTGCGTTCCCAGACGGATTCTACCGCTGCATCATTCACCCGAATCAGCAGTTTGACCTTCTGACGGATACCTCGAACCACGGCTTCCTTGAGGCTTCAAAGTACGTCCAGAACCTCACCATGCTTAATGGTGAGATCGGCGCGTACTCTGGCGTTCGCTTCCTTGTCTCCAACGAGGCAAAGACGTTTGACGAGAGCGGTACGACCGTTTACTCGGCACTCTTCTTCGGTCCTGACGCATTCGTCGTCGGCGACTCGCAGACGATGCAGACGTACTTCATCGCCCCAGGTGGCGACCACACTGACCCACTCTCGCAGCGCGCACTGCTTGGCTACAAGGTTCGCTTTGGTGCCATGATCATCGGCGAAGCTGCTGTGAGCGAGTACAGTGGCCGCGACAAGGCTGCAGTCATTACCAATAAGGCATTGACGTCTAACGTTGCAACGATCACCACGAGCGCTGCTCATGGTATCTTTGTTGGCGAGACGATCAAGGTGATTGGTGTTGACGCAACCTTCAATGGTACGTTCACCGTCACTGCTGTGACCAGCACGACGATCTCGTATGCCAAGACGGCATCGAACGTCACGTCTGCCGAGGTGTCTGACGGAGTCGTAAGCAACGTGGTC